GATGCAGGAGTCAGCGCAGAAACCCTGATCGCTGGAAACCACATCAAAGCAAGTAACACAGCACCACAAATCCCATCCATCAAAACAGAAACAGAAGAAGGAGCGACAAAATAATGGCTCGCATAGTTCTCACTAACGCATTTATCTCCGTCGGCGGAGTGGATCTGAGCGATTTGGTCGCATCAGTAACACTCTCTGAAACATTCGACGTCGTTGAAACAACAGCATTCTCATCAACAGCAGCAAAGACACGCGTTGCTGGATTAGAAGACAACTCAATAACTCTGGAATTTCACCAGGACTACGCAACCGGCGAAGTAGAGCAGACAATCTACCCACTTCTCGGAACAGCAGCAGCAGTGATCGTCAAGCCAAACGGCTCAAGCACCAGCGCATTCAATCCAAGTTACACATGCTCTGCTATTATTTCAGAGTGGACTCCGATCAACGGAGCCGTCGGTGAATTGGCCAGTGCAAGTGTGACTTGGCCAGTAACCGGAGCAATCACAAAGGCGGTCGCATAATGCCAAGACTTGTACTAACAAACGCATCCGTTGTATTCGGAAGCACAGATTTAAGTTCATATATTTCAAGCATCACTCTCAATTCAACATTTGATATCGTAGAAACCACTGCATTCGGAAACACAGCGAAGACACGTGTGGCCGGTCTTGCAGACAATTCTGTGACGTTTGAATTTCACCAGGACTACGCAACATCAGCAGTTGAGCAAACAATTTATCCATTGCTCGGAACAGCAGTCTCAGTCGTTGCAAAGCCAGTAGCAGGAACCACAACAGCAGTAAATCCGCAATACACATTCTCAACGCTTATCTCAGAATGGACTCCGCTAAATGGATCCGTCGGTGAATTAGCAACAGCGAGTGTGACTTGGCCGATCTCCGGCGCAATTACCAAAGCAACATCCTAAAGAAAATAGGGGGAAACAAAGATGGATGGATTAAATATCAAAGTCAAGACGACTGATGGCGTGGAAAAAACGTTCTCATTACGTCCACGCATCATCGTCGACTTTGAACAGAAGTACGGCAAAGGTCTAGCCAAACTCATCGGCGAAGAACAGAAACTCGAACATATCTATTATCTCGGATGGCTTGCACTTAAATCCAACGGAGTAATTGTGAAACCGTTCGGCCCGGAGTTCTTGGATACGCTCGAAGGAGTGCAACTAGATACAGACCCAAATTCCGAATCCACAGAGATAGCCTGACATATTCAATAGCAGCAGTTTCTGTGGAGACAGGAATAGATCCGATTTCATTAATGGATGCACCAGACGGCATCCTTGAAGCGATTGTGATCTATCTCAAGGAGAAGGCAAAGGCGGCAAACAAACATGGCTAATGAAGTCGTTGTAATTAGCGGCATCAAAGAAACCACCGCCGCCTTGAAAAAATTCGACAAGGATGCAGCTCGTCGGCTTAACAAAGTAATCAACGACGAGCTGCGCCTAGCCGAAGGCAACGCCAAAGAACAGATCCCAGACAAGCCACCCATGAGTGGCTGGAGAACGACGCCGGCAAAGAACCCACGAAAGACCACTAGAGGTGGCGAAGGCTGGCCAGCGTGGGATCCGCAAGCCATTCGCCAGGGCATCATTAAAACTCGCTCAGAAGGCCGCGTGCGGTCGGATTACACCACCAGCGCAGGCGCACTCTTCAACAAGACCGCCTCCGGCGTTATCTTTGAAGTCGCAGGACGCAGGACGCCAGGACAGGCAACCGGACGCAAGATGATCGGCAACTTGAATGATCGCTTCCGCAAAGCAAGTCGCGGAATATGGGCCGTCATTGATCGTGATCGCCCCCGGATTTATGCAAATATCAGATCAGCAATGGATGATGCACAGAAGACCCTGCAAGCCAATCTAAACAAAGATAAGAAGGGATAACCGAGCATGGCAATAGGTGCAGTAACCGCCCGGATTATTACCCAATATTCAGATAAGGGCAGCAAGGCAGCAGCCAGAGATATCAACAAGCTCGGCAAGAGTTTCGATAAATTTGCAGGCAAAGTAGGCAAGGCCTTCGGATTAGCAGCTGCAGCAAGCGCAGCATTCGCGATCAAGATCGGAATTGACTCCGTCAAGGCAGCAATCGCAGACGAAAAATCTCAGGCGCTCCTTGCTAATTCTCTCAATAACACAACCGGAGCAACTGACGCAGCAATCGCAGCGACAGAAACCTACATCGACCAGATCCAAAGAGCCTTCGGAGTCGTTGATGACGAATTACGCCCGGCGCTAGGAAAACTCGCCTCAGTAACGGGATCAATTACGGATGCACAAAAACTTCTAGGCCTTGCCCTTGATATTTCAGCCGGCGGAAGCGTCGATCTCGGTTCAGCGACAAACGCAGTAACAAAGGCGCTACAAGGAAACTACAAAGCGCTTCGAAATTTAGGCGTGCCAATTACGGACGCCATGATCAAAGCCAAAGACCTCAACGCCATACTTGCGGTCACAGCAGAGACATTCGGTGGAGCAGCAGCAACTAGAGCAAATACCTTCGAATTCAGAATGATTCGATTAAATATCGCATTCGACGAAGCCAAAGAAACACTTGGCACAGCGCTCCTGCCTGTGCTTGAAGATTTATTTACAGTTATGGTCACGAAAGTTATTCCAGCGATACAAAAATTTCTAGAAGAAAATGGAAACAAACTCGTCGCTGTTATGACACAGGCAATCAAGGCCATCGTCGGCTTTGGATTTGCAATCTTCAAAGTATTTGCATTTGTAGCAAAGCATAAAGAAATCTTCGTAACACTTGGCGCGATATTTGCAGCAACATTCGTAGCAAGCAAAGTGATTGCATTCGTTACAGCGATACAAGGACTGGTCAAGGCTTATCAGGCAATTAGAGCAGCAGCGATTGGCGCAGCCGCAGCACAGGCAGCAGCCACCGGCGGAATTTCAGTCGCAGCAGCAGCCGCTGGCGTTGCCGCATTTACAGCCACACTCGGCGGTCTTTATTTTGGAATTAAAAAAGCCAATAGTGAGATCACAAAGCTCGAAGGAAGCGGCGAAGATTTAGAATTCTCATTCGACGGATTAAACGCAACGACAGATGACTTCCTAAAGAGTCTCGGTGGCCTTAATATTAACCTCGGTAAAACAGTAGGAAAGACAAAGGCGCTCACAGCAGCAGATCTCAAACTTATTCAGACACAGAATGCCCTTGCAGCCTTGCGCAAGCTAGGAGTTAAACCAACTACAGAAACAGATCCAATCCAACTTGAAGCAGCACGCCTGAATCTTATAAAGCAAGCAAACATTCAAGAAGCAGATCGCGTCAAGACCATCCTTGCTAATCTTGAAGCGCAACTCAAGGCAAACGATGCAATCAAGCGATACACAGACTTGCTCGGCGTTGTTGCGGATTCCAAGATTTCAACAGAAGAAGTTATTCTTCTATCTCGTCTATGGGGAATTAGTAAAGAAGCCGTTATTGCTTACACAAGCGCAATCTTTATAGTCAATGATGGAAAGATTTCAACAAAGGAAGTCGATGCACTTGCAGCCCAATGGGGAGTTACAAAAGCGCAAGCAGAATTATATCTTGATTTCTTTGCAGCCTTAAATGATGGCAAACTTTCAGATCAAGAGATCACTAAACTTGCAAGCAAGTGGGCGCTAACAAACAAAGAAGTTGCAGATTACGCAAAGAAAATTTCAGATGGAGTAACACCTTCTGATCTTTGGCCTACACCCGGTAACCAGGCAGCAGCTTCATGGATAAAAGCCTTAGCAGCTCTTAACGCTTATCTTGCAGCACTCGGTGGTGTAAGTTTAGACGGTACAAATAGGCTTACAAATCCAATAGCAAATGTATCATTGCAACAAGGCCTCCAAGCAGGTTTACCTTTAGCTGAGGCTTTATCCGGTGCTCGTTACGCAGCTCAAGGCGCGGCAGCATATCAAGCCGCTAACCCCGGCAGTATTCCATTCATCCCCAAAATGGCAACGGGCGGCATTGTTACCAGTCCGACAACAGCACTGATCGGTGAAGCAGGGCCAGAGGCAGTGATTCCACTTAACCGAATGGGATCGATGGGCGGATCAACGATCAACATAGTCGTAAACGGCAGCGTTACCACCGAAGGCGACCTCGTCAACGCGATCCGCAACGCCATTCTTCAAGGTCAAAATAACGGCCAGCCGATCACAAAGACAGCAATTCAACTCTGATGGCAGGTATTCCAGAACTCGGCGCAGAGATCGACTTCGTCAACGGCCCGGCATTCATCGCCGTAGCCTTTACATTAAACGACGCCTACAAAGGACAACTAGGCAAAGGACAGCTCGCAGACGGCGATGACGTCGTCAACATTTCAAGCATCATCTTGCGATCATCCATTCGCAGAGGACGAAACCGAATCTTAAATCAATTTGAAGCAGGAACGGCAGTCGTTGAGATCAAGGACGACACAGGAGACTGGAACCCGGCCAATACAGCAGGCCCCTATTATGGAAAATTAATACCTTTGCGTAAGATTCGAATCTTTGCAGATTATGAAGGCGTCCGTTATTACTTATTCTCAGGATTTATCACCAGCTACGATACCCAATTTGCAATTGGAGCCGATGAGGTTTCTAGAGTTATTCTTAACTGCGTTGACGGCTTCCGGCTTCTCAATAACGTAGGAATTACGACAGTGCCAGATACCGGAGCAGGACAACTCAGTGGAACACGAATCGAAAGACTTCTAGATGCCAGCGACTGGCCAATTTCCCAAAGAGCAATTGACGCTGGCGATAGCGCCATGCAGGCAGATCCGGGAACGGCAGACAGAACAGTCCTTTCTGCGATTCAGACGGTAGAAGTCAGCGAACTCGGCGGCTTCTTCATATCGGCAGAAGGGGATGCAACCTTCTATTCGAGAACCACAGTAAGCGAACTAGCAGACTCAACACCGACAAATTTCAGCGACGACGGCACAGAGATCGGATACGCCCAGATTGACCTAGCCTTTGATGACACCTTGATCGTAAACGACGTCTCGGTTCAAAGGCTAAACGGAACCAATCAGACGGTAAGCGATCAGACATCGATTGATAACTACTTCAAGCATTCAGGAGCCAGAACCGGAATTCTTGTTGAGACAGATGCAGAATCGCTAGATCAGGCAACGATGATCTTGGCCGCACGCAAAGATGCAACGCTTCGCATTGACTCAATGACTTTAAACCTAGTAGACGATGGAGAAGTCGCTAGAAACATCGCAGGGCTTGAATTGGAAATATTTGACCTGGTCAATGTGACAAAGGCCATGCCGGGATCAACATCGATCACTAGGGAATTATTCGTACAAGGCGTGCAACACGACATAACAAGGACAACATTCACCACTAAGATACTCACAAGCGAACCGATCATCCAGGCATTTATTCTAAACAGCGCAACCCAGGGAGTCTTAGACGTCGCCGGCGTTCTAAGCTACTAAACAAGGAGAAGATATGGCAAAGCAGACCTTTACGACGGGCCAGGTGCTCACCGCAGCGCAGATGACATCGTTGCAACAGACAGCAATGCTCGGTGGAAGTGCAACCGCAAAGACAACCAGTTATACACTCGTCGCAGCCGATGCAGGCACAACCGTCGCAATGTCAAATGCAGGTGCAACTACGATCACAGTGAACACTTCATTATTTGCAGCAGGCGATATCGTTACTATTTACAATCAAGGCGCAGGAGTCTGCACAATCACAGCAGGAACCGCAACGGTAAATACATCTGGATCCCTTGTTCTTGCACAATACCAGGGTGGGGTTCTCTACTTTATCAGCGCTAGCGCAGCCGTCTTCTTTCAGTTTGCAACACCAGCATCTGGAGACATTGAAGGAGTAACAGCCGGCGTAGGTATTAGCGGCGGCGGTACATCCGGCACAGTAACAGTCACAAACTCGATGGCAACAGCGATCACAACATCTGGTGATTTAATTCAAGGAACTGGATCAGGAACTTTCGCAAGACTTGGAATTGGCACAAATGGACAGATTCTTTCATCCAATGGAACTTCTGCCACATGGACGGCAGCTCCTACGAGTGGCGTCTCATGGACTGGTCGCGCGGTTGCTGGACAACCAATCAACTCAATTGCTACTAATGGATCGAATATATGGGTAGTTGTTGGAGATAGCGGCACTCTTTATTCATCAATAGACACTGGAGTTACTTGGACATCAAGAACATCTGGATTTGGGGCAAGTCAAATTA